ATTGTTATAAATAAAAATGACTTATATATGTTTGATAAGTTTGTTGATAGATTACAGAATATAGAAACATATGAGCTCAAGATAGCAGAAAGCTTTGAAGAGTATCTGGGAGAAAGCGTAGAAGACGAGAAAATATCCCTTGAAGATACTAATGAACTCTTGGATTCGTATGTAGAAGCTGTAGATACTGACTTAGATAAAGAACATATCAAAGTCGAATTAAGAAAACTATATACTGAAGCACAAAACTTAGAGGTAGTATGATACATTTTAAATCATGTGAGTGGAAGAATTTCCTTTCCACTGGAAGTGACCCTATAAAAATACAACTAGACAGAACACCATCAACTTTAATCGTAGGCCAGAACGGAGCAGGTAAATCTACTTTACTTGACGCTCTTTCATTCGGCTTATTTGGTAAACCACATCGGGATATCAAGAAAGACCAAATGATTAATAGTATCAATAAGAAAGGTACACTCGTAACTGTTGAGATGACAATTGGAAGTCATGAGTTTAAAATTGTACGAGGAATAAAGCCTGGTAAATTTGAGATATATCAAAATGGTAATCTTATCAACCAAGCTTCAAACGCAAGAGATTATCAGAAATTCTTAGAACAGAATATCTTAAAGCTTAATCATAAGTCTTTTCACCAGGTAGTTGTACTTGGTTCATCTTCATTTATACCATTTATGCAATTGCCTGTTTGGTCTAGAAGAAATATTATTGAAGACTTATTAGATATCAATATCTTTTCTAAGATGAATATGCTATTGAAAGAGCGTAATACAAAGATAAGAGATGAGTTAACAGATGTCAATCATCAAATTGATATTACAAAAACTAAGATGGACTCTCAGCGTAAATACATTAAAGATTTACAAGAACTTAATGATGACCAAATACAAAATAAGAGAGAATCGATTGATATTCATAAAGAAGAGATTAATAAACTATTCGAACAGAGTAAAGAACTTGGTAAAAACTTAACGGCTTCAATATCATCTGAAGAGAAACATAGTGGAGAATTAGTTAAGAAAATGTCTCAACTCGATTCTTACGATATGAATTTTCAAAATAAGATAAGAGATTTAGTTAATGAATCTAGATTCTATGAAGAGAATGACCATTGTCCAACATGTGACCAAGATATCGATGATGAATTAAAAGAAAGCAAACAGAGTACAATCAAAGATAAAGCGGCGGAATTACAAACAGCAAAAACTGACCTAGCTAAGAATATAGCTGATATGAAAGCAGCTCAACAAGAAGTAGCAAATAGTCTTAATTCTCTTCGTCAGAAGCAAGGGAAGATAAATAGTAATAATGATGCTATTGCTTTACTTCAAAAGGAAGTAGATAAAATACAAAAAGAGATTAATAGCTTACAAGGTCAAACTGGAGACGTATCAAAAGCGAAGAAAGAACTTACTTCGTTAAGAAAGAATAAAGATAAGTCAACAGAAAAGAAATTAGAATATGTAGAAGAAAGAACCTATAATGAAGTCATAGGTGAAATGCTTAAAGATACAGGTATCAAAACTAAAGTCATTAAGCAGTATCTTCCTGTAATGAATCGATTAATCAATCAGTATTTACAGATATTAGACTTCTTTGTATCATTTCATTTGGATGAAAATTTCAATGAAACTATACGTTCAAGGCATCGTGACTCATTTAACTATGCATCATTCTCTGAAGGAGAGAAGCAAAGAATCGATTTGGCTCTTCTCTTTACTTGGAGACAGATAGCAAAAATGAAGAATAGCGCTGCATCAAATCTCTTGATACTTGATGAAACATTCGATTCTAGTTTAGATATCGATGGGGTAGATAATCTCACAAAGATTCTAGATACTCTCGACGACGGAAGTAATGTATTCATAATATCACATAAAGGTGACGTTTTAGAGAACAAATTTAGAAGTAAAATCGAGTTCTTTAAAGAAAGAAATTTCTCAAAAATCAAGTAAAAACAGGGAAAATCTTACACCTAAAAAATAAAAGGTGATAAGAGTGCTAATTATTTTCACTTTTAGGTGAAATAAACCTTTACATTTGCGCTGAACTATGATACAATATACATATATTACGGATAAGGAAACGCAATGATTAAACACAAAAGCACTCTCGCGAAATTAATGGCAAGAGAAAACATTACTGTACAATACGGTAATTATCAAACTGCTTGGTTCGATATTAAAGACAGAGTATTAGGATTACCTATGTGGAAAGACATGGGTAAAGACGTATCTGATTTACTAATAGGACATGAAGTAGGACACGCACTATTTACACCTTTCGAAGGTTGGCATGATAGCCCTGAGAAATTAGAGGGATGTCCTCGTTCTTATATCAATGTTATTGAAGATGCACGTATCGAAAGACACATAAAAGAAGCCTACGTTGGTTTAGTCGGCCCTATGTCAAGAGGATATAGGAAACTGTTTGATGATGGGTTTTTCGGGGACACAGCTCACCTCGAGTGGGACAAAGTAAAGTTGATTGATAAAATCAACCTCAATGCTAAAGTAGGGAATCTCCTTGACGTTCCTTTCACTGATGAAGAACAAGTATATATGGATAGAGCTATGAAAACAGTGACCTTCGAAGATGTCACTAAATTAGTAAGAGACGTATTAGATTATACAAAAGAAAATCAAGAAGAATTACTTAATCCACCTGAACCTCCAATGGTTGATTTACCTGAAGATGGCGAAGAAGAAAGAGAACAAGAACAGCAACAGCCGCAAATGGGTCATGATGATATGGAAAAATCAGAAGACGAAGAAGAAGCTCAAGCTAAATCAAAGCAAAAAGATACTAATAGTTCTGATAGACAACCAACTGATGAAAAAGCAGAAGAAGATAAAGACGCTGATAGCAAAGCTCCAGCTGAAGAAGATGTATCTGAAACTGATGAAAACTTCAGAAGAAAAGAGCATACTCTTATCGATAGGAACGAAGATGGTAGTCAAATATTAGTAGGTAATGACTTTAGAAAAGAAGTAGCAGATAAAATCGTTACTCCTTATAAAGAGTTAGCAGAGCAAAGAAAAAAGATGATGAAAGATAATGAGCTTACTCTTAACGAATCATATGAGAATTGGGATGATTATAACTACTATGGTGATAGAGAAAAGCCTAAATCATACCAAGAATTAAGAGACGGTTATAAATCATATATCAAAGAAGTTAAAAAGAATGTTAACTTTGCTGTTAAAGAATTTGAAATGAGAAAAGCTGGCTACAGATATACAAGAGCAACTACAGCTAAAACAGGTTCAATCGACGTAAATAGATTATGGTCTTACAAAACTAATGAAGATATATTTGCTAGAGTCACTAGATTAGCTGATGCTAAAAATCATGGTATGATGATGCTAATTGATTTCTCAGGTTCAATGAATGATATCATGGGAGACGTATTAGAGCAACTTATACATTGCGTAGTATTTTGCAAAACAGTCAATATCCCATTCGATGTTTATGGTTTCACTAATCAAAATAAAGGCCTTGGCTCTAATCTCTATTCTTGGGAAGAAGATGATGAAGAAATAAAAAGAGTTCTCTCAAGAGAGTCTGAAGTTGCTCATAGCGGATTATCACTGCCACAACTTATTTGTTCAACTCTTAAAAAGAAAGATTACGATGAAGCATTAGAATTCTTATATTTAAGAAAAGAGTTCTGTAAAGACTCAATGACATACAGAGAAAGATGCATAATGGGCTACAACGAAGGTTATGGTTCAACACCACTGAATGAGGCTCTTATTCACTCTCATAAACTAATCGATTCGTTTAAAAGAAACAACAATATAGACAATATGAATTTAGTCGTGATATCAGACGGTGATGCTAACGGTATGAGAGTGGCAAAGAATATAAAAAGAAATAATAATCCAGTTGACCATTATGCAGGCGCAATAATAAACATCATGGGTAAAAATACTTTGTTAAAAGATACACGAAGAGGTGGTACTAAATCTCTTCTAGAAAGTCTTCAGAAAAGATTTGGAGTCACAACAATTGGTTTCTTCCTAGCTGATAGTAGCCATAACTTTAAATACAAAATTTCAGATTGTGACCATGACTTTGATAACTATTGGAGCGAAGACATGAAGAAATACAATAGAGAATACAATAAAAACAAATGTATAACATTCAAAGGCAAACTTGGCTATGATGAATTATACATTGTTAAGTCTTGGAAGAACGCATTAGCTACTGACGCTATAGATTTTGACCCTGAAACGGAAGCTACAAAAGGTCAACTTACTTCTCAGTTCAAGAAGTTCAGTAAGTCTAAGAAGCTTAATAAGACACTATTAACTAACTTTGGAAAGGCGGTCGCAGAATGAACAACACTATTCTGCTAATTATTTCACCTAAAAGTGAAAATAAACCTTTACATTTGCAGAGAACTGTGATATAATATACATATAAATTGATAAGGAGAAATACAATATTATGAAAAACTTGAAAAAATCCACAGAAATTATTCTAAAAGAGATTGCTACCAGATATCCTGATACAACTCAGTTTAGAAAAAATATCATCGTCGAAATCGGTAAAAGCTTCGGCTATACTGGTAAAGACTGGGACCCAATTATGACTAAAGATAATAGAGTCAAAATTGGTACTTACGACCTAGCAGGTCTTATTGAACCATTAAGAGAAGTCGCTGTTTCAAACACAGTGGTTCAAATGCCACAAAATGCTGCTCAAATGCAGTCAATTGTTAACGAAGAGAAAACATACGCTAAGGTAGATAAAACATTCGTACCTTGGGGTCCTTACTCTGACATCGTTAAAATTGTTAAATCAAATATGTTTTACCCAACATATATTTCTGGTCTATCTGGAAACGGTAAAACTTTTATGGTCGAACAAGCTTGTGCTAAAATAGGCAGAGAGTTTATAAGAGTTCAAATCAATCCTGAAACAGATGAGGATGATTTACTTGGTGGCTTTAGACTAATCGATGGAGAAACAGTTTTCTCTAAAGGTCCAGTTCTTAAAGCAATGGAAAATGGAGCTATCCTCTTACTTGATGAGATTGATAGAGCAACAAACAAAATCATGTGCTTACAAGGAATTCTTGAAGGCAAACCAGTTCTTGTTAAAAAGACTGGCGAAATTGTAGAACCAGCTGAAGGCTTCAATGTAATAGCCACAGCTAATACTAAAGGTAAAGGTTCAGAAGACGGCAGATTTACTGCAGCTTCTATCATTGATGATGCTTTCCTTGAAAGGTTTACTATTTCAGTTGACCAAGCTTTCCCTTCACTTAACATCGAAAAGAAAATCGTAGTTAAGCACATGGAGAAATACAATGCAGTTGATACTGACTTCGCTGATAAGCTAGTCGTTTGGGCTGATATCATAAGAAAAACTTTTTATGATGATGGTGTTGATGAAGTTGTTTCAACTAGAAGACTTTGCCACATTGTTCAAACTTTCTCAATCTTTAAAAAGAGAGATAAAGCAATTGACTTATGTATCTCAAGATTTGATTTTGATACTAAAGAAGCTTTCCTTGATTTGTACAGCAAAGTAGATGCTGATGAAATTCAACAAGAAGCTGAAACAGTCGAAGCAGATTTAGAAGATATTGCTAATGAGACATATAATGACAAAGTCTAATATAGATTATAAATTTAACGAAGGAGCTCTTATTAAAGAGCTTCAGTCGTATATTGACAAAACTTATGGAGGCCACTATTCAAAAAATCAATTTCAATCTACAGAATTTATTCAAGATTGTGGACATGGAATTGGTTTCTCAATAGGAAACATTCTTAAGTACGCTCAAAGATACGGCAAAAAAGAAGGTCATAACAGAGCAGACCTACTTAAAATATTGCACTATGCTATAATTGCTCTGGATTGTCATGACAAAAATGAAAACTAATCGTTTACTTTTCATTGAAAGTATGATATAATAGTTATATTATGGAGAAAATATGAACTTATCAAATGACACCTTGAATGTGTTAAAAAACTTCGCAACAATAAATCCAAACGTTGTCTTTAAACCAGGACAAAAGCTAAAGACTATTTCTGAGTCTAAAACTATTCTAGCTTCAGCTGAGATAGTAGAAGACTTTCCACAAGAGTTCGGAGTCTATGACTTAAACGAATTTTTGTCTGTCTTAAGCCTTATTGATAGTCCTACATTAGATTTTGAAGACAAAGCAGTATTGGTACATGGTGGTGGACAAAAGATAAGATATTTCTTTTCTGAAAGCGATATTCTTACAACACCAAAAAAAGATATTCAGATGCCAGAACCAGAGCTAGGAGTTAATATCGAAGAAGATAAATTAAATCAGATTCGTAAAGCTGCAGCAGTTCTTGGTCATACTGAATTAGCTATCACAGGTAATGATGGAGTTATAACAGCTTCAGTCCTGGATACAAGAGATTCAACTTCAAACTTATTTGAGATTGAAC